TTCAGGACATTGACCCCTGCAATGGAACTTGAAAGAAATCATTCAGACAAGTTTTATGTGGAAATTAATCCACAAATCGATTTTAATGACCCTGAGTTTATTAATTATCTCAAAACATTTCATATTATTCATTATCACAGACAATTTATCAGTGATACTCCAAGCATGATGAGGGTTGCAGCCGAGCTAAAAAAATCAGGAACTGTTTTGATTGTTGATATTGATGACTATTGGGTGCTTCATAAGAACCATCCGTTCTATCACATGAGTAAAGAAAAGAACTTACATGTCCCGATTATCGAGAATCTCAAGATTGCCGATTACGTGACTACAACAACAGATGTCTTTGCCGATGAAATCAGAAAGATTACCGGAAAAGATAATGTTAATGTTTTCTATAACAGTATTGACCCTAAGTGGATGAAACAGTTTCAAGATAACTGGGAACCAGACCCTGACGGGAAAGTAAGAATAACGTATATGGCTGGTAGTTCTCACATGGGTGACGTACAGCAACTTGATGGCGTGATTAACTACTTACAATCAAGTCCAGAAACCAAAGACAAGTTTAAGGTCATAATTGCTGGTTGGGACACCGAAGGCAACACAACTGACATCACATTTAATCAGGAATTCCGAGCAGAACTTGAGAAAATGGGGTTATGGACTCATGAGGTTGTTAAAGCAATTAATAAGTCCAAAGGTGATGTTGACCAAATACCTAGAATTCCACAAAGCATTAAGGAAAAATATAGGGATAAGGTTTTTAATTCAGAGAAACGAGATATTAAATCTGAGGAAAGCGTGTACTTGATTTATGAAAGAATCTTAACCGATAATCATAGGTTAATTGAAAACCCCGATTATCTTCAGTGGTTAATGAATTTCGAAAGAAATGTGGAATTTGAGGACGAAGATAATTTTGGTAGACGCTGGACACAGAAAGCCAATACCTATGCACAGGTACTGGATGAAACAGATATCGTTCTTGCACCACTTGCTGATAATGAGTTTAACAGGATGAAGTCAAACTTGAAGCAGGTCGAATGTTGGACACGTAAACTTCCGATTGTGTGTAGTGATATTCCACCATATAATGTTCATGGTAAGCACATGGAAAACTGCGTGTTAATACCAAGTGCAAAAAATTCACATAAGTACTGGAAGAAGTATCTGAAGAAACTCATACTCGATGCTGAATTAAGAAAGAAGATTGGTGAGCAGCTTTACGAAGACTTTAAAACAGAATATAACCTTGAAAACGTCACAGAAAAACGAGCAATTTTTTATGATAAGGTTGTTGCAAAAACACTAGAGCTATCATAATGAGAAGATTCTTCATGAATATAGTCCTGTGGTTATATCTCAAATTCAATGCATTTGGAACTGCCCTTGGCGTGGCGTTATTCAACACCGAAAGCGAAATGCTGAAGGGTAATCTAAGTGGTGGTGATGAAAGGAATAATAACACCCAGAGAATGCGTCACAGGAATCAGCTTCTCGAAAAGTTCTATGCTGGTCAGACCGATGAAAAGTATGTTCAGGAGTATTATGAGGTACTAAAAAAGGCAGATAAGTTCATCAGGACAGCAACACCTCATCAAATGGCAGTTGCTGCTGACAAGTACGGAACGAGCTATGGGATGAAGGATAAGTATGGAAGAAGATATGAACACTATGGATTTTATGACGACAAACATAAGAATGCCGGGAAAACGATTGGTGAGGTACTGATTGAAGAATTTGAAGAAAGACGTACTAAGGACGATGATTTGGAAATCCTTAACATATTCAATAACACTCCTATTGAGGTCGGATTAACTGGGGTAGGTAATTTCCTTGGGGAGAAGAGTAAGGGATACAATATTGTGAAGATAAATGAGGAAGAATGGAATTTTATTGATTATTTTCCATCTTCCCCACTAACAATAAAATCACTAAAACACCAACCACTCCCACCATACATCATAAAAATTGGCTTCAAGAAAGACGCAATTGATATAGTTGACATCAATAAAATTTCAAAACAATTCAAATTTCCATTAGAAGTCATTCGTGAAAACGAAGTGGTGAATAAAATTGAAGAACTAACTGAATTTCTTCATGTGAAGAAAATCGGTTTTGAGTTCAGACAACTTGAATTCTTTATTCCGTTGAAATATAAAACATCAGAAATTGAAGAGGATTCAGATATTTTTAAACAACTCACTGATTTTCAGCAGGTATTTATACGTGATGATTATGGTCAGTTAATTGGCTTTGCGGTGAATAATTACGTAAAAAGAATAAATTACAATAACACTCATGAGGTATTGAAGTTCGATGGAATGGAGATGCAGAACATGGGAATAAACAATTAAGATTATGTCAAAATTTTTAGAAGAATTAAAGAAAGCTGCCGATACCGGAGAATTTAATTCAGATGCAGCAAAAAAGATTAATGAAATCGATGAATTAGCGGAGAAAAAAGCCACTGGAATGAGTGTGGATGAACTCACTGAATCACTGGAGAAGCGAATAGAAGCTAATCCAGCAGTAGCCGTTACAGAGGAAGAAGCACTCGAACTCAATTCTCAATATGAAAAAAAGATGGAAGAAATCAAGAAACAAGATGCCGAAAATAAGAGAATTGCGTTAGCTGAAACAGCAAAAACCCAACTCAAAACCCTGATTGAAATCGAAGACATGGTAAAATTAAGCATTCAAGATATGATGTTTCATATCGAGAGTCTTGAGGAAAACTTTAAGGAAGAGTTTATGTCAGAGATATCGGAATTCGGTGAATTATCACAGAAGATGGAAGCCATTCAAACCAAATATAGGTTTTAATTAAAAACGATGTTAGATTTAAAGTGAATCCCGATAAGTAATTATCGGGATTTTTCTGTTCATTAGTATTTATAGGAAATCAATTACAATGAATTCGTATAACATAACATTTCCGTTCAAAGATGACAATGTGACGAATAGTTTCGTCTCAGTGAATCAAGTAAGTAAAGATGCTTATAGTTCTAACCTGTTATTATTGCTATTAACTCAAAAAGGTGAAAGATATTATGAACCTAATTATGGTACGAATTTACTGAAATATATTTTCGAACCCAATGACCAATTATCGGCAACACAAGTTGAAGAAGAAATTAGAGACACAGTGGCATTATATATTCCCGAAGTTAAAATAACATCAGTAACATTTAACTGGAACGAAACAGATGATGGTCAACCAATATCGGAAAACCAACTTAATGTTAATATTCAGTTTATCTATACTGAGGGTTCATTAACTGAACAAGGTAATCTTGATTTAAATTTTTAAAACATAGAACATGGCAACAGATACGACAACAAATGTAATTCAGTACGGAAGCAGGACTTTCGGAGAAATTAGAACCGAATTAATTGGTTTAATTAGACAAAGCTATCCCGAAGTCCTTCAAGACTTTACGGACTCAAGTGTGGGTGCAATGCTCATTGACCTGAATGCTGGTGTTACTAACAATCTTAGTATTAACACGGACAGAGCATTCCAAGAAACTCAATTAGAATATGCGCAACAAAGAGCAAGCATTCTAAATATAGCGAAAAACATGGGATTCAATATCCCGGCAAGAAGACCTAGTGTTACTGTTGTCGATTATAGTGTCGTTGTGCCTGTTCTTGGAAACAAACCAGATGAGTCGTATTATCCTGTTCTGAGAGCTGGTTCACAAGTTCTTGGTGGTGGCAAGACCTTTGAAAATCAAGAAGACATTGACTGGAAATCAGGTCTTAGTAGTTTAGGTGACCCTAATCGTAGTATCGTGCCCGTTCTTAACCCTAACGGTATACCTATCAGCTATACCGTCACTAAAAGAGAAGTAGTCATAAATGGAGCTACAAGCGTGTTTAAGAAAGTTATTAGTTCATCAGATATCTATCCGTTCTTCAGTGTGACCCTACCTGACCCAGACGTATTGGAAATCGATAGCATTTATCTAATGCAGGGCACTAACTGGAGTTCAAATCCAACTGAATTACAGCAAATCCAGAATGGCGAAAAATTCTATGAAGTTGATTATCTTGCACAACAACGAGTATTTGTGGAAGACCCGGCTAATACATCGGGAAACACAACCACCAATGATTTGAAAGCTGCTACATGGATTGATGTCACAAGAAAGTTTATTAAAGAGTTCACACCAAAGGGTTATTGTAAATTAACTTTTGGTTCTGGTGATGCCGATACAAATGCATTTAAAGAAGGGTTACTTAAAGAAGGTGTTAGTAATCGTTCTTTCCTCGAAAACTTCTTAAATAACACTGCTCTGGGTGAAAAATTAAAGGCAAATCACACGTTATTTATTACTTATAGAACAGGTGGAGGTGCTGCATCGAATATCGGTGCTAATGTATTGACTAGTCTTGGAGCATATAACCTACAGGTGAATGGTTCAATACAAGCCATTAATCAAAACGTTAAGAGAAGTCTCACAACAAGCAACCCGATTCCTGCAATTGGTGGAAATGATGGATTGAGTACTGAACAAATTAGACAGTTAGTCAAATATAATTTCTCAGGACAACAGAGGGCAGTTACCCTCACCGACTACCTGTTACAAGTATATAAAATGCCCGGAAAATTCGGTTCTCCGTATCGTGCTAATTCATATAAGGTCAATAATAAGGTCGTGATACCAATTCTTGGTATCGGGTCCGATGGGAAACTAACTAATACCAGTAACTCATTACTACAAACTAATATTACTGAATGGTTAACAGAATTCAGAATGGTGAATGACTACATTGAAATCAAAGACGGGAAAATATATAATCTGGGATTCGAAATCGATGTGTATGTTGAGAACACCGCAGACAATCAAATAGCAAACAGCATTATTACACTGGTTCAAAATTATCTGGATATCAATGACCATGAAATGAATCAAGACGTTTTCCTTGGAAAACTTCAGACCCAGATATTGGAAGCAAATGGAGTTGTGAACGTCATTAGCATTAAAGTATTTAATCTGGTTGGTGAACAATA